ATTTGAACCGCCTGACTCAGTTTGTCGGGTTCGAATTATCGTTTGGGGAAATCATCATGTGGGGAAAATTACCTGATGAATTGAAATTGAAAGTGTGCTATTATTTAGCCGGTGACTACATGCCTTATATTGGTTATATGGCGTTGGGTCCTGACGGTATGTCCGACTTCACGGCTGTGAAGACTGTGGCTATCGAACACGAAGCGTTGGCTGAGGAGATTGAAGGGTTCTATGAACCTTTAACGGTCTGCCTCAGACCCTCGAACGGGTGCATGGCTTATATTAATGAACCGAAGGTGGATCGTGTTACCAGAAAACTGGCACTATCCTTCGACATTTTGACTAAGGCTGCGCAATATGACAACGCAGTGCGCCGTGAACGCCTTGATGGCGATGATCGTGAGCACTGGTTGCAAGCTATACGGACTCGTTTCCCCGCTAACGAGCCGTTTTTGGTTGACGCGTACGTCAGTTCTTATGACGGGTTACTGGTAATCCCTGAATATGAGGCACTGATGCCTTTGAAAGTGTTTCGTGATGTAGCGGACACTTGCCACACGTGGTGCAAGAACATGACCGAGTACAAGGGTACTATGGGGTGGACCTGCCAAATGAGGTTGCGCAATAATATTGCGCTCAAGGCCATGATCATTCAGTGGATGCTGGATGGTAAATTGGTTCGCGGACAATCGGTTGACGCTGAAACCGTGATACAGCGCCAACAGAGATTGTGGAAAGCGTTATTCGAGAATACGCTCTACGTTTTGGGAGTTTTGGTAGGGCTCATTTCTGAGTTTGTTGGGGTCGTAAGTGGTTTGATCTTCAACTTGGATAACGTTTATGCTCAAGCGGTACGGGATTTATTTGTTCTTTTGTTAATCCTGTATCTGGTGAGCATGTTTCCTTCAATCTGTCGCCACGCGTGGAACAGTTGGTACCCCGATTTTATTATTAAAGAATCCAGCGCTCCTAGTGTGACGATGTATATCCGCAAAAGAATAACAACCAATGGGATTTGTCACGACGCCATCGTTGATGGGGTCGAGAGGGAGATTCCAGAAAACTGTGAATGCCATATCACCACTGAGGAAATGGCGATGCCCAACTCTGACTTGTATGCAAGTTCGAAGAGACCGTTGGGTGTCATCCTCGTGGCGACTGAGCACACTGAGCTTACGGTGTTAGGGTGTTTCTTCCGTTATGAGGAGTTCCTCGTGACGGCAGGCCACGTTGCTAATAACATAAGTTCTAGTGCTGCGAATGTTTATTTGGCCAGTTTCGTCGAGATCAAGAACAGCGGTACTTGGCGGGTTGATAAGCGGTGTTGCAAGGTTTCGAATGATATGTTCGACCTTGACAACAATTTGTACGTTCATGACGCTGATGTGTTTGTCGTTAAACTTAACCCGAAGGTATGGGCTAAAGTTGGCATCACGAAAGTCAAAGTCAAGAGCAGTAAGTACAATTTGTTGGTCAATGCCGTAGGCGTGCAGAATGAGGTCCTGATGTCGAGTAGTGGCTCGACGAAACCCGGGTCGGGTGTCGTCGAGTTACATCACACGGCGAGCACACGGAAAGGCTTTTCAGGATCTCCACTGTTTAGCGGACAAGCTGTTGTTGGACTACATGTAGCCGGATGTAGCGGTCATAATACTGCTATCAGGATGGAGAACATCTTGGATGGTATTAAGGTCGTCAATGAATCCAATATGCCCGATGATTTTGATCACGTTGTAGATTACAAATTTAAGGGGCGGTCAGTACACTTCGAACGGTATGGTGATGACTACGTCGCGTATGGTGACGATGGTACAGTACACTATGGAGTGTCTGAGGACTACTATGAAAAGGCTAAGTCTCCTTACCAGCAATTCCTCGATGAAGAGGATATGGTGGAGCCCGTGACACACAGGCGCGATAGACGATACAACGATGAGTGTGCCACTATTGCTTATAAGGAAGTTAAACCTTTGGGTAACTATGTCGAACTACCCGGTGAGAAACCTATTCACGGGGCCAAATCGCCTAGTCCGCAACCGGAAGCGGTTGCTTACCTGTCCACGAAGGAGGTGGAGCTTGAGAAATTAGGTTATGACAAGGAGAAGTATCAGTACCCTGTCATTACCAAGGATAGTCAAAGTGTTTCTTTGGTGAAGCACCTTGACTTATTTGGTGAGCGGGTGAAATCTATTAGTACTAAACTTACAAAGTCGGAACGTGACATTGTCTCGTTCGCGGTTAGTAAGTTGGTAGCCGCTAATAGGTTTGAAGCGCCAATAGGTTACCGGACGAAGGAGAATCTGGTTGAGATTATCAATTCGTCTTTAGTTAAGGACTCTAAGAGCCCTGGCTACCCGTATCAAGCTGATGGCATGCCACTCAATTCAGCCGTGCTGGCTAGATTTGGCGTGGCGGGGTTTGCCGACATTGCAATGCAATGTTGGGGCAATACCTACCAAAATAGAGTCATGATAAAGGGAGAACCTACCAAACGTGCGAAGTTGGACGCTGGTATGGCTCGCATTATCGCGGCTCAACCCCTCCATAAAATGGTGAAAGATCAAGCAATTTTCCGTAACATGCAAGTTACAGCTGTGGAAAATTGGCAAGAGTCACCAATGAAATACGCTTTTAATCCGAGCACACCCGGGCATATAGAACACTTGGTTAGTGTTTTTAAGGGGTTAAGTGTGTTCGAAAGCGATAAAACTAATTGGGATTATATGTTCAGTGAAGAGGCCTTTACCCTTTGCCGTGACATAATCCTGGAACTACCAGTCCAGCCGGCAGGCATGGCTGATGAGGAATTTGACCAGTATAAGGTCGACATGAAGAATGCTATAGATGAGGTCATCTATGATGGCGTCTATCGTTGTGACGATGGACGATGCTTCAAGTCGGTTTACCCCGGTATCATGAAGAGCGGTTGGGTTTTGACTATTTGGGTAAATAGTCTGGCGCAGATCGTGGTTGATACCATGATTAAAGTACGTATGGGTCTTACGGTTGAACAGATTTGTTCTCCGGCGTACAAGATCATTGCTGGCGGTGATGACGTGCTGCAGACTTTCCCTGAGGGTTTTGATGTTGAACTCTACAGGGAGGTGGCGAGCACGTTTGGCTTTGGTTTAACTGAGTTCGTTAAACACGACTCGTTGAACGGAGCTGAATTTTTCAGTAACACACTCTATAAAAAGAGTGGCGTGTGGCAATATAAACCGGTGAGATTCACCAAACATATTGCTCACATGGTTACTGTTAAGAAAGAGGACTTAGCTGGTTGTTTGGCCAGCCATATGTCCAATTACTGTTGGGATTATGAACATTTTAAGTTTTTCGAACGCATGTATGTTGACATGCGGAGTACTTATCCTGATCTGTTCCCACTCAAATTCCTCAAGTCCCAGAGATACCTCCAATTCAAGTCGAAAGGCTGTGAGTTGGGGCTTGACGAGTAATCATCAGCTAAGTCGTTCCTAGACTTTAAATAGGAATGTTTTCATATTTTATGTTGTGTGTGTGGTTGGTGGAGGAGTAAAAATGTCTGAATTACCCGATTGGACTTTGCCTTATTATAGCGAGAATTATACCGGTCCTTGGTTAAGTGACGGTAAGATTCAGGAATCCGTTGCTAATGGCAAAAGTAAACCTAAGAGTAAATTGGATGCTCTTTCACGCAAGCACGATACTGCGTATGCTGTTTATAAAGATAGAAAACATCGGTACCAAGCTGATCTCGCTTTTCAGCGGGGTACTGAACAAATTGGAGGCTTTGTGCCTAGAGCTGCGGGTTATGCGGTCAGATACCTTAATCAATTTGGTGATGGTCGCACTCTCCGTGATACAAGTGGTAACTTCCGTGGCTCATTGAAAGGAGGTGGTGGTGAAAAATATAAGAAGGATAAAATGAATCCTTACTCTGTATGGGACGTCGGTCCTATCAGCAATGCCGGTGGCCCTGTTGGTAATGTCGACCTCCCAGACCTTTACAGTTTTCGTGGCTCGGTACCTAAGAGAGTTACCCAGCCATCGGAACCGGTCCCTGACCCGTACGATAGCTGCGTCGCCAAACCGGAATTTAAATTTGAGAAAGCCAACAAAGACCGAGGATCGCTCGTTGTTGACCAACCTCAATACCACGTCAATTTCAGGCGCAAAGTTAGGCGGAGGAGGAGAAAATTAAATAAATAATGAACGTTGACAATTATATTGATGCGAAGTGTCAGTATAATCCTTATTTCCCAAGACGGAATGAGATACTGACTTATCGCGAGTTCGTAGGGCGCCTCAGTGAGGCTGCATCTTACGACGCTCGTTGTCACGAAAAATATAAAAATAAAGTGGTCAATAGAAAACCCAAAAGCGCTCAACAACTCGCCCAAAAGATGCGCGATTTGGAAAAGCGTAATGCGTTAGCTGCTGACCACATGGCCGCCTACGCCAGGAAGCATAATATACAGCCTGACAAGAGTTTTCTTCAAAGGCTTAAGTCAGCTTTCTCGCGCTCTCATAAAAAGAACACTATATATGCATGTTAATGGTGGAGGCTGGAGAAAATAATACAAAAATGGTTAAGAAGACCGTTAAGATGAAGAAACGTGCGAGTGGGCGCCAAGTTTTTGGGCCTGTGAGCACTATTAATACTGCACCCGTGGCTATTGGTAATAGTCTACGTGGTTCTAAACCAGTCGTAGTTCACACGAAAGACGGCGCACGAGTTATGGGGAGAGATTTTGCGTTTGCGGCAGCTGGCACTAGCGCTAATATCACTGGCTGGGAGTTGATTGGCGGTATGCCCGTCACACCAGCCGTATTGGCGTCTAGTACGCTGCGTAATTTTAATCAAATTTACAACAAATTCAAATTTCATAAGATCAACGTCCACTACATCACATCGTCACCTACTACACAAGCTGGTGATGTCATGTTTTACTATGAGAAATCACGTTTGGAGCCTGCTATAGATTATAGCAATAGTTCTTTTCTCAATTATGTAATGAGTGATGTACGTACTGTCATTGGCCCGCAATGGGCTAATCATACCGCGTCAATAGTTTTCACCGATGACTTTAAGTCTACCGGTTATGGAGCTACTATTGACGGTGATGATGATACACAAGGTTCAATCTATCTGTATAGTAAAACCAATGCTACTAATAGCCCTGGTTATATACTTATCGATTATGAAATCTCTTTTAGAGAGTTGAGTATCAGTCCTAGAGCTGGTATTTTCCCTTGTATCCGTGGTCTTTTCACAAATGTCGTTTTCGGACCTAATGGTACCGTTACTTCGACGACCGGTGTAACTCCGGTTACTGGTCTCCTAACCACAGCCGGTAAGTTGCTAGATGGGGTTACTAATTCTATTAATCCCGTTGGTCTCTTACCTGGTGACATTTTCAAATGCATGCTGTGTGCCACCGCTTCAACGTCAGGTATATTGAATACTTGGTCTACTGGTGGTTTCACTCTTAGCACGCTTTTAGCTAATGCCGATGCTGTGGACACAACTTTAACGTTAGATGACGGTTTCACGTTTTACGCTAAATATTCCGATACTACTGTGAATGCTAGCTGTGATCCGTCATGGTCTCTCCACCCTACGGCGGCCGCGGCAATAAATAATTCGCGGACTTTCGTCTACGGCGGCACTAACCAGACAGCCAAGACCTTTTATATCAACTGTTGGATCTCGATGTATTCGAGTACCGCAGCTGGATTTATTCAAAATGTATATTAAAATGATAAAATGTATATTGAACTGTATAAGTGTATATATATATAATAATAATTAGGTATCCCGAAAAAATGAGGAGGTAAACTCTACCTACGGGATTGACACATACCGCCAAGAACTTGTAATATAACCAAC